TTGTAACACAGCACCTGATAGCCTGACGCTTCTAGGAACATTCTGTCAATGTAGGTGTTCCAATCTACGAAGCCGACTTCTGGTTTAACAACCGGATCTATATGATCTACTGCTGCGTTGTTTCGTTTACGTGACCGTCCTTCCAGAGGTGGTAGTGTAGATGCGCCTACCTTCTTACATGCAGCGCACTTGTACTTACCACGCTCTACCCACGACTTCTTCTTAACATCATGCTTGACACCCCACTTACCATGAGCGCCGCGCAATGCTGAGATAATGAAGGAACGGAAACGAGCTTCTGTCCATCTACCGTTATTCCTCACCCTTAAACTCCCATATCTCACCTTCGTGGCGTCTAAGCCAGAGCATCCTACCATTCTCTATTACTCTGTCTTCGTCGCCATCATACATCTCTACGCACTTGTTGTAGTAGTCCTGCTCAGTGACACAGTCCTCTAACAACTTAGCTGACTTCTTCTCGCCAATGCCGTAGAGGCCGACAATGTTATCAATGCGGTCACCCATTAGTATCTGGCGGTAGAAGAACAACATGCCTTCCTCTGGCGTTACGTAGTATTTAGTTCGCTTTACGAAGTTGTAGTGCCAGCCAGGGATCTGATCGAAGTCCTTATCCAGGGAGACCATGATAGCTTTGTCGCCAATTGTAGTGGCTGCTATAGCTATGGCATCGTCTGCCTCTTCCCCGTCTGTCACTACTGCTGCCCATTGATCGATAAGGTGTTGTCTCAGTGCTTGGATGTGGACTGGCTTTGCCTTATCTTTTCGGTTGCCCTTGTAGGGAGCAGTTACTGCGTAGTCATTGCGAAAGTTTCCTTTACCAGTGAGATACAGAACATACTCGGACTCTTCTTCATCGGCTCCAAGGTGGAATGCTAAAAGGTCGGTAATAAAGCCATCAATACCTCTGATGGCTGCTTTCTCAGACTCTTCGTTACAAGACCAGCCTAGACGATAGACCAAGATGTCTGCATCAATTAAGATCACAAAGCTTCTGCCATATCTACTTCAGGCGTGTACTGGATTAAGTCTGTGATCACTAGCTTCATCAGTGAAGGGCTACGACCTTTAGCACCTGACGGGCTGGTCCAGTCGTAGTGACCAATGACAGCTTTAGCCTTGGAGTTGTTGGCAATTAATACGCCTTTGATCTCTTCACCGTCTGTGTCATACGCTCGGATTGGCTTGCTAGACTTGCAGGTAATGAACTCGCCTTGCTCTGCCTTGTTGCGTACATTGATGCCCATCTCTTCCAGGGCGTCTACAGCGTTGCTAGACAGGTTAGCTAAGTTTACCTGGTACTTACCAGACAGTTTGTTCTCTTCTACCAGGTTTGCCCACATTACGTCTGCTTGAATTGTTACTGGTTTTACTTGTTCCATGATATCACCTTTGATTGAAATGTTGCGTTTAAGTGCTGTTTTAGATCACAACTGATCTATGTATATTATACCACACAAACTTTAGAAAAGTCAATGTGTTTCTGCCCAATTGTTACCTATGTTGAACTCACCATCCAGAGGGCAGCGCAGATCGAAGTGCTCACCTGCTTTCTGAATAGCTTTTACTGCTACCTTGCCTACTGCCTTAGCGAAGTGCTCAGGCGTTTCCACTTGAAATTCATCATGTACGTTAGCCACAATCTTAAAAGGTATCCCGCGAGCTGTCAATGTCTCTGACAATATTATCAACGCTTGCTTCATTACTATAGCGCCTGCACCTTGCAGCAGTGTGTTGAGTGCTGCGTGTTGTGACCTGACTCTTAGTCGTCTGCCGTCAAGACCCTGTAGAGTGCCTGAGAGGGCCAGTCTAGCCACTTTGTCACGTAGCTTAGCCAATGCTGGTGTGTTGCGTAGAAACGCCGCCATAAGCTGCTGTCCTTCCTTGTAGCCACCTTTAACAATCTCGCCTATCTTAGCTGGACCTGCACCGTACAGGAAAGCGTATATAAATGTCTTCGCCTGGTTGCGGTCCGTGAGTCCTGCTGCCTTCATGTTAGCAGTGTGTATGTCACCGCTTAGGATCTCGTTGGTGTACTTGGTGTCTCGCATGTAGTGTGCCAGCATACGTAGCTCTAAACCACTGGCATCTATACCTACTAGCTTGTAGCCGTGTGGTACAGTCCAGAAGGATCTACATTCTTTACCATACGGTGCTGACACTGACGGCACTTGAGCCATGTTAGGGCTAAGATGCGTCATTCTACCTGTCACAGCGCCATTAGTGATGACTCTACCGTGAACCCTGCCGTTCTTCTCAAAGGATAACCAGGAATCTATCTGTGCTGAGCGCTTCTGCAGCATAAGATACTCGTAAATAACCTTAGCTTCTGGAATGTCAATACCTTCAAGCACCTTTTCGTTAACAATTACAGAACCTTTCTCAGTTTTCTGAGAGAATATAACACCGGCTGTTGTCAATCGCTCTGCTATCTGCTTCCGTGACCCCACATTGAACTCTGTTACCTTGTCCTTCAGCTGCTTCCCCGTCTTCTCGGACCATCTCTCCTCCACTATCGGTGGAAATACCTTCTGCAGGTCTGTTGTTATCGTCCTCATCCTGTGAGTTATCTTCTGGTAGAGGGATGTTGCCCCACTGACGTCTAGTACGAAGCCATTTCTCTCCTGAACCGCCGTAATGATGGCGACCTTGTGCTCTAAATCTACGCATGTGTCGATGAAATCCTCTTCTTTAAGCACGTTAAGCAAATGTTTATACAAGCTAGTGGTAAGAGCTACGTCCTGCTTGCAATAATCTATCATCTCATCGGATAGACCAGCATTGTAGTCTGAAAAGTCAAGCTTAAAATCACCTAGACGCTTACCCCAGCTATTTAAACTGTGTCCACCTTCCAGAGAAGGGTTATACAACCTGCTGAGGACTAAAGTATCTATCAACTGACTGTCTGGTAGCTGTATTCCCCACACGTTTGCAAGCACTGGAGCGTCGAATCCTATAATATTGTGACCAATTACACCTGTTGCATCACGCAATACAGGTATTAGAGTGTCTGGAGAAGTGTGGACAAGCTGTTTGCCTGTCTTGACTTCCTCAGTTACTCCGCACCAGATCGTATCGTGGTCGGTGTTGGTCTCTAAATCTAGTGTAATCAACATAGTAGTGCCCTGCCGTATCTGGCTTGTTGCTGTGTCTATCGTAAGGGTTCGTGTGTCTTATCTGTGTCTTTCTTTCTTGGATGTCTAGCACCCAGTTACCTATCTTGCTCATCATCGTCCACCATTGGTTCAAAGTCTGACTCCGATTTTAAGTCTATCCTGTCTATCGTGTCAATATCTTCTGTAGTATGTGCGCAACAGCCGTTGCATAAATCCAGGAAAGACCCAGATACTGCAGACTTACGTGTCGCTTCAAAGTCTGATAAAGCTACGTTACAGGCTAAACATCTCACAAGGCTTCCTCCATAATTTCTGACATTCTACCGCTTTCCTGGTTATAGAGCAAGCCAGCAGCTCGTCCTGTAATACCTGCAAAGCGATTCTTCAGAATCCTTACGTGAGTTGTATTGCGTTCTATAGGATCATCTGCCTGGCCGTTCCTCTCCAGCCCTATCACCATGTCAGATAGCTGCGCTATAGATGCTGAGCCTCTGAGCTGTGACAGTGAGCTAGCAGCGCCTTCCTCGTGACCTTTGCCGTCTGGTCTCTTCAAGTGGCTTACCATGAACAACGTGATGCCTGTCTCTTGAACTAACATCCTGAGCTTGGTGCAGATCTCATCCAATGCCTTACGTTCGTCGCCGTTGCTCTGAGCTGATACAACAATTGAAACGTGATCTAGGAACAGGAACTTGGTGTCAAGCGCTTTTGCCATGTAGCGGCAGCGGGCAACAATGTTGTCAATGCTGGTGCTTCCAAAGTGGTCAAACAAATACAAGCGGTTAGTGCCCATAGTTTTCTCGAAAGCATCCCAGCGTTCCTCTTCTGTAGTCTCTACTGTTGGTAGGTGTATAGGCTTGTTCGCTGCTAGTGACATAAGCGACAGAGCTGTCTTACGTGCGTTCTCTTCAAGGAACAACAAGCCGATGTTCTGCTCTGAGTGCTGTAGGATGTGCCACACTATCTCTCTTACAAACTGAGACTTACCCAGTCCAGAGCCTGCAGTGATTGTGACTAGCTCTGCCTCTCGTATACCAAACGTCAGTTTATTGACACCTGCCCAAGGGTACATAACAGCAGCAGTCTCTACTGGCTTGTTAACTTCATCCCATAGACTAGCGCCATTGATGATACCATCTGGGACAAATCGCTCTGCAGCCCAGAAGGATGCAATATAGGCTCTGTCGTCGTCCTGTAGGAGAAAGTCGCAAGCGTCCTTGTACTGGCTTGGGTACTTCATCACCTTAGACTTACCGCCGAACAGCTCTGCCACCTCTCGGGCGGCTTTAATGCCTGGTTCGTCACTGTCAAACGATATAACAATGGTATCGAAGGTGTCTAGCCACTCGTAAGAGGTCTTACAGTCTCCTAGAGCGTTGCTAGCACCATTCTTGATACTGACTACAGGGTACTTGCTCCCTTGCATCTGGTAGCTCGCCAGGGCGTCAAACTCGCCTTCTGTAATTGTGATAGTCTTACCACCTTTACTGAACAAGTGCTGGCCGAATAGTCCTGAATCTTTCCAGTTGCCCACCTGGTAGAACTGCTTATCAGGTAAGCGAACCTTAGAAGCTATCGGCGTATTAGCATCGTCTGGCGCATGGTAGCTGAAATAGGTCTTGTCTGGGTTATGGATGACGCCGTATTTCTTAGCGGTTGCTGTTGTGATACCTCTCTCAGGGATAGCGTTATAGCGTCCGGTAGTGAGTAGGTTCTCTACTGCATCAAAGCTCTGCTTAGGGCGTGGCGTTTCCTCTATGTCTGGCATTGTAATTGCGCCAGTGTTGTCGCCCTTCTGAAAGTCCCCACAACTAAAGCATTTCTTTGATCCGTTCTCGTTTGTAGCCGCTGCGTCAGACGATCCGCATGCGTCACAAGGTAGGTGCGTCTGGGTGAATGGCATATTAAATTTCCTCTATTTCGTAAACGTAACCATAGGAAACAATCAGGAACGGGAGCAGTAAAATAAGCCCGTCCATCGGCATTGTCGTAGTTTCCTCTGTATTAGTGTTATAAACCCAAACAGGGCGTGATTCTATAGCTTCAATATCAAAGCCAACGCCCATCCGGAACTCTATTGATAACAACCTCTCAAATATCCACCATCTCATCGTTTTATACCTCTGTTAAATTTATCATACTCTCGCCTCTCTTTAAGAAACTGACTAAGTGCTTCAGTGTCCACTGCGTACAGTCTAGCAGCGTCTAACAGGGATAACAACCCATCGCCAACATCATTGGCAGCTTTAAATAGTGCCATCGTGTACGGCGTCAATGCGCCACTTGTCATATATTGTTGAAACATAATTATTCGCCTGCTTGACAGTGTTTTCAGTGTGGATATAATGGATCTCTAGAGACCGCTAATGCTCTTTTAAAGCTCTTCAGAGGTTAACAACAAGTAGTAGAAGCTAAAACTCTAACAAGCTCTAAAAGGTCTCTATAGAGACTCAAACAAGCCTACCAACATTCTGAGCTAGTTGGTCGCATAGGTCCGCCAGCATCTCTTCATCGTTACCATCAGGTACAAAGTGCGGATCATTCCTCAAGTACTTCAGATTAATCAACAGATCATCAACAATCATAAAGAAGTCTTCTCTGCAGCTTTTATCGTGTTGCTGGTGTAGTTCGTCTATCTCTGTCATGTGCTCGTCTCCGTGTAGCCAACTATGGTCTCTGCTGTACATTGTGTTACCTCTCTCTATTGTTTGTTTGTCTATTATAGCGCAATTCGTAGCCACTTGTCAGACTCTCGCATGTGCCGGGTCTCTAGTCTATTCTCTAACTCCTCTCTGCGCTTTGCTAAAGGTCCAGTAATAGGCGGACCGCTTGGTCTAACGTCCCGCGTTGTGAACTCTTTCTTGTAACGTAGACGACTATGCAGTGTCGACGTGTTGATCTTTGTTATAATGTGCAGCGCTGGAATAGTATAATGCGCCCCTGTCACCAGGCGTTCGTGTTCTCCTATAAACTTAAAGCTTTGCTTCATGATCTAATTCTCCGTTGTTATGAGTTAAGCCACTCGGCATATGTTTTAGCGGGCTTCCCGTCCAACCATAAGCCTGTTTTTTTATCGACCGCTGATAAGTATATCGCATACTCTTGGTCATTTGTTCCCCTGGCCTGCGTTTGCCAGAAATCATTCTGTTCTAGTTCCACGATCTAAACTCCTAAAGATAGTACAGTAAAGGCAAAGGCATACACTACCGCTGCGCCTATTAATGCGCTCACAATTAAACAAGCGCCTCCGATGATACTAGCGACCAGGTTCTGCCGCTTGTCTTTCTGTTGCATTGCTATCAGTGCTGAGTTGCCCTTGTAATTGCTTAGCATGTTATAGTTCTCCGCTGTCGAGTAAGTTTATATGCTTAAGAACTAGCGCCCTAAACTTGGCGCTGCTTTGTAAGCTGTTTAGAAATATATAGTGTAAAGTGTTGCCGTTAATCTCTACGTGATACTCTTTATTGATAAATGCAATGCTGTCACCATAGGACCGCTGCAGTTCAATGCGCGGCTTAACCTCTGTTATATCCTGGCCTTTGATGGTAATGCTAGTGCTCTCGTTGTAAGGCTGTAGCCCCCAGATCTTAATGGCCATTATCCACCTACCGCAATAATATCATTAAACGCTACCAGGTTAGCAGCTGTAACAAAGAAACTGTTAGCCTGTAGATTATCCGCTGCGCGGTCTGCCTTACTGCTACCCTTACGCGTCAAACTACCTATCACAGCGCCGTCGAGATGGCGTAGGTCTGTTTTGTCGAATGATGCTAAGCTGTGGCTAATCTGTAACTCGTCACTAGCTAGTCCCTTAGTGTTAAACGCTACCGCTATTCGATGACCTGCTTTGACTGCTTTTTTAAACGCTGCGCGACTCTGTTTACTGTACATACTGGCGCTGTAGGTCAAATCATAGTTTGCAAGGGTATTTTTGCGCACGTTGGACAATACCTTGCTGTAGTCATAAAACAGGGATTTGGGGCGCTCTTTGATAATATCGGTATAATCTATATCACTAGTGCCATTTAGGCGAAACAATGCCGGTATGCCAGTCTTAAGCGCCTTGCGCTCTGCCTTGTCTATTTCTGCCAGTAGCGCAGCTTTGTAGCTATCGGGGCGTAGT